GTCGATGCTCCAGCAGTGGGAACAATGAGGCCATTGGCAGTCTCACCAATCTTTGGAACCCATTCACACACAAGAACCATACGTAGCCTGATCGTCTGCTCAGCATCACCTGCACTCAACACGGTTACCAAAGCAGTAGAATCAGTCTGGTCCTTGAACTCGTTATTGGCATCATTCCACACACCATAGGTGTCATCGGCAAGACCGGGCCTCCACAAAGCCTGAATGGGTCTACCATCACCAAACGTTCCACGTTCATTGCTAGCCGACTGTAGTCTTGCTGGTGTTGTGGCAACACCAGTAAAACCCTTAACAGGCATATTAATTACTGCCCACATCCCACCACGATTGATGGTCCTGGTATAATTCATTATTTCAAAGCACACCCCCAGTGGCCGAAAACTTGAAGCCACAGCACTAGATGTGCCGAGGAAATTGGTTCCTGGTCCTCCATTGGCCAAAATATTTGGTGTGTATGAGAAACCAATGGCCCCAGTGTGCTTCGAAAAACTTGAAGCACCCGGCCAGTAGCCCACCACACACGCCTCATTGGCAGGGACAATGCACTCAATTTCCTCAACAAATCTGGAAACAAATCCTTTCTGACCCGGCAACCCAGACGAAGAAAGGTCGGAATTGCATGGATCAGAAATGTGCCTGGCAATTCTCTGTATATCGGAATCTACATCATTTTTGCCTTTTGCGGATCGCACCCTCTTGCGGGTGGACCTCATCTTCTTGCTCATGGTTGACTTAGTCATACTTATTAAGTACAATAGTATTTAATGCCTCAGAAATATACAACGGATACTGATCACTAGGAATTACGGGCTCATATGTCAGCATCTGTGTGGGCACATCGAAGGGTCGTGTGGTGATCCCTTCATAATATTGTTCGATGGCCCCTTGCTCTTCTGGGGAGATACCAAATGCCTTTGCAAATGATAGGCGAGCGGCATCAGTGCACACGCTCGTGCCAGTAACACACCCCTTGGCATTCCAATAGGTCCCCGAGTTTCGCAAAACTATGCTCTTCCCGGGTCCCTGTGCCAATTTGTGGTAAAATGCCGATAACACTGGAATGCCTTTGGCCCAACACTGCCCACCAACCCCAATACTCTTGCGAATATCGGCAATCTCCTCTGGGCGTCTTCCAACATGGGCCACATCTGTGTACAGTGCCTTATGCACATTTCTGCACATAGTGTACTGTTCACCATTCCACACTGGATGGCACTGGCAAAATTCAATCTCCTCCAACACCGTCACAGGGGTCTCTACCTTCATGGTAAACCCTCTTTCGGTGAACCAGGGGGAAAGACCACTCATGAAAAGGTCTAGGTCTTCTTCTTCCATGAAGACCACACAATCATCACCATCATTAATCAACTTACCAATGATGTTCTTCTCAGAAAGATAAGACCAAACAAGTCCGGTCATAATGAGGCAATTACCGAGAGCAGTGTTCATATCACCACTCATCCTACCGCCTTTCCGGGAGTACTCAAGCTTCTTACCATCAAGATAGGCTCGCCCACTGTTTACCAGCTGCTTCGATAGCAGCCACTTCAACTTGGATCTGCCTTGATGAGGGTAACAGGCTTGATAAATACCATGCTCCCATGTAAGGGCCTCAGTAGACACATGCTGATCAAATCGTGATGCGTCCAGTCCAACTGCCACTGGACGGGAAAAACTACTCCACTTCTCGTAGATCAGCTCTCCACGCTGATTAAAGTTTAGTCCCTTTGCAATAGTGGTCTCCCCCCACACACGTGCCACAGCTTTATATAGCAGATGTTCAATTGGCTTTATAAAGCGCCCAACTTCCATACAGTATTCGGGGGATCTCGGTGATATGATCCTTGGGGCCGGGTCATTCTTCGTCCACGAGCACACCGTCTCATCCTTGATGAAAACATTGATTTCCCAATCCTCCTTTGTCAACTCCCGATTAAGGAGTGAAGCAGCTGCCGCCTCATACCTTTTCCGTTTGGGCCCATCATACAGCGCGACGAATTCATCACGCTCCAAGGGTCCATCCATCTTCGGCATCTTGCGACACACTGCTGCAGCATAATCAGCCATACTGCTTCCAGGAGAGTACACCCCCTCTGCAGGTTCGGGTGGTAAAACAAACTCATCACCCTTGGGAACAAGCATAAGCCGCTCCCCAATACCCCGCAAAAGGTTGGGAATAGAATTGTTGTGAGTGAACACAATGCCAGCAGCTGGCATGTCAAGATCCATCATACAGACACGACTCTTTGGCCTTCCACGAT